GTGTCCTCTCCCTCCCTGGAATTCGACCGGGGGTCGCCCGCACACGTACGCGGAGAAGGAGTTTAAATTGACTTTCGACCCGCAGTCGTTCGACAACAAGAAAATGTCGGAATACGTCGAGCGCTCGATCGACGCCATGAAAGAGGACCTGTCCGAGAAGGACTGGGGAATCGTCGGTGGTATTCGGACCATGGCGGAGTATTGCGACTCCACGAGACATACCGTCGAAGCCCTCTCTTTGGGTGGCGAGGCCGAACCCAAAGATATAATCCGCGCCATGGAGCTTCACAATAAGGCGATCTATACGATCCCCCAAATCATTTCCGGTTTGGAGAAGCTCGGTGGTTCCATTGCTGCTCGTAAAGCCCTCGATATCAAGAATGAGAAGCCCAAGAGCAAGCTCGCAGCAGTAAGGGAGCTTCGAAGTGGCAGCAGCAGCGACGAAAAGCCGACCCAAAAGCCGCGCAGCCGGAACCAAAAGGCCACCGGCTAGGAAAGAGCTGCTCGGCTCGGAGGTCCCTCGGGTATTCACGCCACCAAAACGGCGGTTGACCCCTAAGACCTCCCGTGGCTGGGAGTGCATCGCTTTCGCGGAGCAGGTCCTGGGCCTCTACCTTTACCCGTGGCAAAAGTGGGTCCTGATCCACGCACTGGAGCTGAACCCGGACGGGAAGTTCCGGTTCCGCACGGTGGTTTTGCTGGTCGCCCGCCAGAACGGCAAGTCCCTACTGCTGCAGGTCTTGAGTCTGTGGCGAATGTACGTGGACGAAGCCCCGCTGGTGATCGGTACCGCCCAGAACCTCGATATTGCAGAGAAGCAGTGGTCCGAAGCGGTCGCGCTCGCTGAGGATAACGAGGACCTCGCCGCCGATATCACGGCGGTTGACAAGACCAATGGCAAGAAGTCGCTCCGCATCTCGTTTGAGAATGAGAACGGCGACACCATCCGGTCCCAGTACAAGGTAACTGCCGCTACCCGTAAGGGCGGTCGTGGTCTGTCTGGCGATCTGGTGATCTTGGACGAACTCCGGGAGCACTCCTCGTGGGATGCCTGGGGTGCGGTCACTAAGACCACAATGGCCCGTCCCAAGGCTCAGGTCTGGGGGGTCTCCAACGCAGGCGATGCCAGCTCGGTCGTCCTGTCACACCTGAGGGACCAGTCCACCGCAGCTATCGAAGCCAAGGATACGGACGACGTATCGCTCGGCCTGTTTGAGTTCTCCGCTCCACCGGAAATGCCGACCTCGGATCGCCGGGGGTGGGCAATGGCGAACCCCTCCGTGGGGCATGCCGACGCCGAGGGAGAGATTCGACTGACTGAGGAGGCGCTCGCAGCCGCTCACTCCACCGACCCTGACCCGGTATTCCGGGTTGAGTGTTTGTGCCAGTGGGTCTCAACGGCAGCGGTCGGACCTTGGGAGGCTGGTCACTGGGAGACCTTGAAGGACATGTCTTCCAAGCGCGTCAGCGGGTACTACTTCGGTGTTGACGTCTCGTGGGACCGCAAGTTCACTTCAATCTCGGTGGCTGGCTTCCGGGCAGACGGCAAGTACCACGTGGAAATCGTGGCCTACCGCGCCGGGACAGACTGGGTGATACCCTGGCTGGAGGAGCGGAAGGACCGAGAAGGACTTCTCGGAGTCGCGATGCAGGAGAATGGCTCCCCGGTCTCCTCCCTCCTGAAAGATATGGTCGAGGCCGGTATCCGGGTAGTCGGGTGGGGTGGCGGTGAACTGGGTCGCGGTACTGCCCAGATGTACGACAAGGTAACTCAGGGTCTGGTCCGCCACCTGAACCAAGAGGTCCTGAACCTCGCGGCAGGTACGGCGCAGACCAAGCCCATTGCCGACTACTGGGTGTGGGACCGGAAGCGGTCGCCATTCGACATATCGCCGCTGATTTCGATTACTGCTGCAGTCTGGGCACTAAGCCAGCCTGTAGAGGAAGAAAAGACCAGCGCATACGACAACGAAGAATTGATCTTCGTATGACCTCCGGAGGGAGCACTAGTGAGCGTATTTGATGCCCTGCGGAACGTCATGTCACCCCTGACCCGGACGGACTACGGGACAGTTACCCTGTTCGGGGTTCCGGCCAGCTTCGACGACGTACGGCGACTGATTCGGGGCCAAGACCCGGCGACGCTGTACCGAAACCAGCCGAATCTCCGGACCGTGGTTTCGTTCATGGCCCGCAACATCGCCCAGCTTGGGGTTCACACCTTCAAGCGGCTTGACGAGAACGACCGTGAGCGGAACCGGGACAGCATCACCGCCCAGACGCTCAAATCGCCCAACAAGTCCCAGACCACTTACGAGCTTATCTACTCTCTCGTAAGTGATCTGGCCCTGTGGGACGAGGCGCTCTGGCTGGTCGTACAAGATATCGATCGTCCCTCCGGCTGGTCAATCCAACCGGTGCCGATGCCCTGGGTTCAGGGGTTCGGGGGTGGCGATATCTGGGGTCCGTCCTACGTCAAGGTCCTTCCACCGGGAGCGACCAAGGGTGTAAATATCCCGATGGAGGACGTGCTCTACTTCCACGGCTGGGACCCGGCGAACCTGAACAAGGGCGTGTCGGCGGTCGAGGCGTTGAAGGCCACAATCTCCGAGCAGGTCCACGCGATGGTCTACCGCGAACAGCAGTGGACCAAGGGTGGTCGCCTCGGAATGGTGGTTTCCCGTCCCAAGGAGGCCCCTTCGTGGACTCCGGACCAGAAGCGCAAGTTCAAGGAGGCGCTCGACTCCAAGATCGCTGGGGACAACGGCCAAGATGCCGGTGGCTCGATCATCTTGGAAGACGGCATGACCTCCCAGCGTATGGGGTTCAACGCCAAGGAAGATCAGTTCGTCGAGGCGTACAAGCTGAGCTTCCAGACGGTCTGCTCGGTCTACCACATCAACCCGACGATGGTGGGTCAATTGGACAACGCGAACTTCTCCAACGTCCGCGAGTTCAACAAGTCGCTCTACACCAACACGCTTGGGCCGATCCTGGCCCAGTTGGAGGACCGGCTGAACTCGTTCCTCGTGTCGAAGTTGGACCCCGGTACAGACGATCTGTACATCGAGTTCAACATCAAAGAGAAGCTCCAAGGTTCCTTCGAAGAGCAGGCGGCAGTTATGTCGGCTGCAGTCGGCGGACCCTGGATGCTCCGGAACGAGGCTCGTGCCAAGGAGAACCTGCGGGCGATTGAGGGTGGCGATGATCTGATCGTCCCGCTCAACGTCGTCACGGGTGGGCAGGCTTCACCGGCTGACTCGACCCCGGACAGCATTACCGGTCAGAACTCGTACCTCGCTCTCGCCCAAAAGGCGCAGCGGGACTGGGGTCCGGTCGGTATTCTGGACCTCGGAGAGAAGGCGCGGGGGTCGGACACGGCCCAAACCAACATCGAGAAGGTCTTGAAGGCGTTCTTCAAACGTCAGTCGGCTGTCGTCCTGTCCGCTTTGGGCGCGAAGGACGGCGAGGACTGGTGGGACGAGGACCGCTGGAACCGGGAACTCGCCGCTGACCTCTACAAGTTGGCGGTGGCGGTCTCCCACAAGATCGGACGGCAGGTCGCGGAGGAGCTGGGGTTCGAACCGGACGCCTACGACTCCGAACGGACCTTGAAATTCCTGCAGGCGGTCTCTCTGAGCCGTGCGGAGGGTATCAACGGAGCCACGAAAGCGGCTCTGGACGACGCCTTGGCACGTCAGGACGACGAGGACGCTCCAAAGCCGTCCGAGGTATTCTCGAAGGCCGAGGACAACCGCTCAGTGACAGCAGCAGCAGCTCTGCTCACCGCGTGGAGTGCTTTCGCCACCATCGAGGCCGGTAAGCAGGTCCCCGGCGAACCTTCCGAGAAGTCCAAGACATGGATTGTCAATTCATCCAACCCGCGCAAGGCGCACTCCCGGATGAACGGCGAAACCGTCCCGATTGATCAGAAGTTCAGCAATGGTGCCGATTGGCCGGGCGATCCGGTCCTCGGAGCCGATGGGGTGGCGGGGTGCACTTGCTCCGTCTCAATATCAGTCGACTAACCCGGAAAGGGAAAACATCGTGAAGATGAAAGACGCCCAGATTCGGGTGAAAGCTGGTCCCGAGGACGGCCTGAAAGAAGGACAGTTTGAGGCTTACGCCTCGGTGTTCGGCAACAAGGACTCCTATGGCGATGTAGTAATGCCTGGGGCTTTCGCTGACACCCTGACTGGATGGAAGGACAGCGGCAACCTCCTGCCGCTGCTGTTCGGACACAATATGTCCGACCCGGACTACAACATCGGCCACGTGGAAGATGCCAAAGAGGACGACCACGGCCTCTTGACCCTGAACCAGCTCGATTTGGAGTCGCCCAAGGCGGCTCAGGTCTACCGGCTGATCAAGGGTCGGCGCATCAACCAAATGTCCTTCGCATATGATGTGCTGGAGGGCGGCTGGGCCGAACGGCAGAAGAACCCCGACGACGAGTCGGCAGGTTCCGAAGAATACTTCGAGCTTCGTAAGCTGAAACTCTACGAAGTCTCGGTGGTCCCGATTGGGGCCAATCAGGAGACCGAAATTACGGCAGTCAAGGCGGCAGCTCTCGCCGAGCAACAGCTCCGTGAGGGCACGCTGTCCCCCGCTGCTTTCGACCAGCTCCTGAAAACATACCACTCCATCGGCAACCTGTTGATGGGTGGCGCACGCTCTCTGGAAGCGGCCAGCGAAAAGGGCCAGGGCAAGACCGAGGAGCCTTCACCGGCCAAGGTCGAGGACCCCCGTCCGAAATCGTCCGCCAGCTCTCGGAGCCTCGCGGCACAACTCGAAATCCTCGCACTGGAAGGTTAATCCACAATGGACCTCAAAGCAAAGCGTGCCGCAGCTCTCAAGGCGGCACAGGACACCCACGCAAAGGCAGCAGCCGAAAACCGCGACCTGACTGAGGCCGAAGAGGCCGAAATCAAGGGCCACATCGCGGAGGTCAAGTCCTTCGACGCCAAGATCGCTGCAGGCGAACGCGGCAAGGGCCTGCTCGACCAGATTGGCGCACTCGGCGCTGAGGCCAAGGACGGCGACCGTCGCGAAGATGGTCTCCAGAAGGCCGCAGCAACCCTGGGCGACCACTTCGCCGCGACCGCCTACAAGTCGGTCAAGGAGAACCTCGGCGTCAAGGGCTTCTCCGCTGCCACTCCCGAGTGGGAAGGCCCCTCCAAGGCCGCTGGCGACACGCATCAGGTAGGCTCGGTCTTCCAGACCCCCGTCCTGACCACGTTCGACCAGACTATCGTTCAGGCTCCCCGGCCTGAGCTGATTCTGGCCGACCTGCTCGGCGCAGGTTCGCTGGCCGGTACGGCGGTTGCCTACTTCATCGAGCAGGGACCCGTTCAGGGTGCCTTCACCACGGTTGCGGAAGGTGCGGCCAAGCCGCAGCTCCACATCCCGGACCCGATCTTGGCCTCCGACGCGATCCGCAAGATCGCCGGTTACATCAAGTTCTCGGACGAGATGATGGAAGACCTGCCGTTCGTGGTCTCCGAAATCAACTCGCGTCTCCTCTACGAACTGGCCAAGTTCGAAGAGCAGCAGCTGATCTACGGTGACGGCACCGGCACCAACGTCCTTGGCCTGCTGAACCGCTCCGGCATTCAGCTCGGCGCTCGCCTCTCCGGTGAGGGTGTGGCGGATGCAATCTTCCGTCAGATCACCGCTGTTCAGACCGCTTCCGGTCTGGACGCCGACGCGCTGGTGATGCACCCGCTCGACTACCAGGCTCTGCGGCTCCAGAAGGACGCCAACGACCAGTACCTCGGCGGTGGCTTCTTCCAGGGTCAGTACGGCAACGGCGTGGTCATGTCCAAGCCTCCGGTCTGGGGCCTGCGCACGCTGGTCACCCCGTCCGTGGCTCAGGGCACGGCAATCGTTGGTGCACTCAAGCAGTCCACCACGGTTTACCGCAAGGGCGGCGTCCGCGTCGAGTCCACCAACTCGCACTCCACGGACTTCACTGACAACAAGATCACCGTTCGCGCTGAGGAGCGCGTCGGCCTTGCTGTCCGTCGCCCGTCCGCGATCGTCAAGCTGAACCTCGCTCCTGTAGCGTAGTTCAATCGGGCAGGGGTCCTAGTGGCCCCTGCCCCACCCAACCTTTAACCTTTAGGAAAGGATCAGCTCATGGCTGGCAAGCTCCACACGTACGAAGTCAAGATCAACGGCATCAAGCACCGAATCCAGGCCACCGAGGAATACGCGGCCAGCTTGGGTGAGGGCTACGCCAAGCTGCTCTCCGCCAAGGAAGCCGAGAAGCCTCTGGAAGTCCAGACGGCAGAAGCTGCAGCTCCCGCCAACAAGTAGACGAAAGGGGTGGCCGTCTTGGTCGCTATCGCTGACATAACGGACTTCGCGACTACGGCTCAGTTGGAGGATTTCACCAAGGGTGCGATCCTCTCGACTGATCCTCGCGCAGCCGACGCAATTAAGGCGGTCACCCAGTCTATCCGGCGCGAGGCCGGGTGGCATATCGGGCCAGCCGTCGAGGGCCATTCCGTGACCTTGGATGGTCCCGGAGGCCCGACGCTCGTCCTACCCACCCAGAAGCTCAAGGAACTGGTCTCCCTGACCGAGCTTGGGGTCTCTCTGGACGTGGATGCACTGGACTGGTCCGAGATTGGTCTGGTGCAACGCACCGACCGGTGCTCGTGGACCAACCGCTACCGCAAAATCGTGGTCGTCATGGATCACGGTTACGACGAACTCGCCCAGCTCCAGTTCCTCACCTGTTCTTTGGTGGCGAGAGGCTTGGCTTCCCCGATGGGTGCCACTCGGGAGCAGGCAGGCGCAATGTCGATCAACTGGGGCACGGTGCAGCAAGGCGTATCGGGCGGAATGATTCCGACCGAATACGAGCGCGAGGTTATGAACTCTTACAAGTTGGTGGTCTGATGCTACCGATTTCATTCGCACGTCAAACCCTCGTACGGCTCCGGCCTACGGTCATTGACGACCACGGAAACAAGACATTCGACTACACCAGCCCTTCCGAGTCTGACCTGCGTGGCTGCATCGTCCAGCCGCTGGCCTCCTCCGAGGTTTCGACCAACCGAGACGCCACATTCACCCAATACCAAGTTCAGGCCCCGACCTCCCATGATATTCGGGATTCGGACCACTTCCGGTACGCCGGGAAGGAATACCAGCTCAACGGTGAGGTACAGGTCCAGCCCAGCCCGTCTGGGACGATGGACCACCTGACCTTCGTAATCAACCGCTGGGAGGGCTAATGGCCGAGGAAGTCAAGGTTGTTCTCAATGACGCCGGGATCAAGGCCCTACTCAACAGCCCCGAAGTTCAGGCACACCTGCTGCAGTCGGCCCAGCGAATGGCCCTTGCAGCCGAATCCCGGACGGGGCCTGACGCAATTTTCGTGGCCTCGGTCCAACCCGGCAAGAACAGGGCCAGGGCCTCGGTGATCACGGCCAGCCACGAGGCGCGGGTGGCCGAGGCGCAGGACCGGGCGCTCACCAGCTCCATCGACGCACTAAGGAGCTGATGTGGTCGAGGTAATCATCTTTGGTGACTCCGAGGACATACTCCGGGTCGCCGTTCAGCGGGACCTGCTCAGGATCGACAATAAATCCTGGCCGGTAGGGACCAAGGTCCCGAACCCCCGTCCCGCAGAGTTCGTGATCATCCGCCGCGTGGGTGGCGTTCAGCGCGACCTCGTAACGGACGAACCAACAATCTTAGTGGAGGTCTGGGCCTCAACTGAGACGCGGGCAGCCCGGATAGCGCAAATTATTCGGGGCCTGCTCCACTCGTACTCCGAAATCGACGGGTACGCAATACTCGGGTGTGACGAGATTTCCGGTCCCGTCAATCTCCCGGATGGTCTGTCCGCGCAAGTGAGATATACCGCCACATACGTTGTAGCGATCCGCTCCAACGAGACCGTTTCCACCTGAAAGAAGGAAAAGTGACTACTAAGATCGCAAATGTCTTCACTGGTGCGCCGGATCAGCTCGTTACGGGCGCGATCCTCCGTTCCCCTGTCGGCACCGCGCTCCCCGCTGGCATCGCCTCCACCCTGGATGCAGCCTACACCGACTCGGGCTACATCGGCCCGGACGGCTTGAAGCTGACTCCGAACACCAAGCTGTCCGATATCAAGGACTGGAGCGGAACCACGATCCGCAAGGTTCTTGAAGAGTTCGCCGCCGAACTGGCATGGCAGCACTTGGAACTCTCCACCGAAGCCCTCCGGGCGTACTTCGGAGACTCCAACGTGGCAGTGATGACCTCGCAGGCGTTCCTGAATGCTCCGGTCCTCACGAAGGGTGCCACGGCCACCACGGGCGGTACTCTGGCGCAGGCTACTCACTACTGGCGAATCACCGCGATCAACGCCAACGGTGAGACCCTGGGGTCCAATGAAATCACCACCACCACGACCAACGCGACCTCCACTCAGGTCATGACTTGGGTGGCGATTCCCGGCGCGACCGGATACCGCGTCTACCGTGGCCAGTTCTCCGGTGGGCAGGATCGCTTGGTTACCACGCTGGGTGCGGTGACCACCTACACCGATACCGGTGCGGCTGGCACGGCGGGTGCGGTCCCGACTGCAAACACGACCGGCAACGGTCTGATGCACAAAGTCCAGCTCAACGGCCAGGATATGCCCGTCAACACTTGGGTGTTCCGCATCAAGGACGGCCCGCGCAAGATTCAGATCGTGGTCCCGCTGGGACAGGTCACCGAGCGCGGTGAAATTTCCTTCACTCAGAAGGATGCAGTTCAGCTTCCGGTCAAGCTCACCACTTACCCGGACGCTCTCGGTAACAACGTCTACATCTTCACGGATACTGGCGTTTACACCGCGTGATAAACCCGCTGGGGCAGGTTCCGGGATCGCCTGCCCCAGCGTTCCACCCAATGATCCCGACCGTAAGAATCCCGAACCCAAGAAGGAATGATCCCAAATCATGACTGCAACCCCCGAATTCTCCGCCGAAGAGCTGGCCGAACTGCGCCGAATCCAGGCCGCACAAGCCGCCGACAAGCAGGTCGAGCAGCCGATCAGCGAAATCCTGGACGACGTGCCCGCCGTTTACCGCGTGCCGTCCTCCAAGGCCAGCCTCCACCAGAACCAGTTCCGGTTCCAGCTTCCGAACGAGGACCACGTACGGTCCATCCCGAAGCTCAAGTTCCTAAAGCCCAAGATCGCCATTCAGGTCGAGGGCATGCCCGTTCAGCAGGCGCTCCAGCTCCTGTTCTCCCTGTACCAGCCCGGTCTGATCGACGAATTCGAGGACATGGAACAGCTCGAAGGCGTCATTCAGGCGTGGGCTAAGGCTTCCGGAGTTTCGCTGGGGGAATCGAAGCCCTCCTCGGATTCCTAAGGGAGCACAGGGGGGCGATTGAATACACCCTCCTTTCAATGGGCCTCCGACTGGATTGGCTCGGCAGCGACGACCTCGACTGGCGTGAATTGTGGCAGATCATCGCCCATACGCAGATGGGGTCGGCGCTTGCCGAGTCAATGCACGGTGAGCAGTCCCGCTGGAAGATCACCGACTACCTGTTGGCCATGGTGGCTGACGCGCTGCACGATGCAAACTGGCAGCGGGGTGGCGGTAAGGGTGCGCAGCCGGAACGCGTCAAGCGTCCGGGTGTCAAAGACAAAAACACCCAATCATTCGGTTCCGAACCGATCAAAATCAGCGAGTTTAACGACTGGTGGGCAGGAGACTAAATCACATGTCGGCAGTAGAGGTAGGGTCCGCGTATTTCTCGCTGCTGCCCTCAGTGAAAGGTCTCCAAGGCGCAATCGCCAAAGAAGTCTCCGGCGTAGACGGCAAGTCCGCTGGGGACAAGATCGGCCAGGGTATGGGGGCTGGGATCAGCGGAGCGCTCAAAGCGGTCGTTGGTCCTGCCCTCGCCCTGTTCGCAGCAGACAAAATCAAGACATTCGCCTCCGATTCGGTGGCGGCATTCTCCGAGCTGGAAGACTCGACCGCTGCAGCCGGGGTGGTCTTTGGCGACTCGATGAATATGATCATCGACCAGTCCAAGACCGCAGGTTCCACCCTGGGCCTGTCCTCGCAGCAAGTTATCAACGCGGCCAACACCTTCGGTACATACGGTAAGTCCGCTGGTCTGGCCGGTAACGACCTCGCCACCTTCTCCACCGACTTGACTGGCCTTGCCGGTGATATGGCGTCTTTCAAGGGCACCAGCACCGAGCAGGCAATCGAAGCGGTGGGCGCGGCTCTCCGAGGCGAGACTGAACCCATCCGCGCTTACGGCGTCATGTTGGATGATGCCAGCCTCAAGGCCGAGGCCATGGCCCAAGGTCTGATCACCACGACCAAGGATGCGCTGACTCCGCAGCAGAAGGTTCTGGCAGCGCAGGCCCTGATCTTCAAGCAGACCACCGACGCTCAGGGCGACTTCGCCCGGACCTCGACCTCTACGGCCAACGTCGCCAAGACCCTTTCCGCCGAATCCGAGAACCTCTCGGCCAAGGTGGGCGGGTTCCTGGCCCCGGCGTTTACGGCAGTACGGCTCAAGGCGCTGGACGGCGTACGCGGCATCTCCGCGATCTTGGATAAGGTGTCCTTGTTCCAGCAGTTGATCGGGGACGGCGCACTCAACGCCGAAATCATGAACGCTCTCAACATCGACCCGAACTCCACGTTCGGGAAGTTGTTTGAAGAGGGGCTAGGCGCTGGGCGGGCCTTCTTCGGCGGCATGAAAGGCGACGGCGATATAACGTCCGACGGACTGGCCGGAGCTTTCGAGTCGGCAGGGTTCCGGATCGGGCAGGTCTGGCAGTCCGCCGAGGGTTCCGGTCGAGCATTCTTCCTCGGTATGTTGCAGGGTGGCGAGAACACCAGCTCGGGAATATCCGGGTTCTTCGAGGGTCTCGGGATCGCGATCCACAACACCGTAGGCACCCTCTCCTCGACGCTCGGACCGGTCTTCTCTGGACTCTTCTCCACTCTGGGGCCTGTGATCGCCTCGCTGGTCCCTCAGGTCCTCCAGCTGTTCACGAGCTTCTCGCCACTGGGGATGATCTTCCAAGCCCTAATGCCGGTGCTGCCCGTATTAGCATCAGCTCTGGGGATGCTGGGCGCGGCAATCGGTACTTCCCTCGGGTCGATCCTGACCGCGATAATGCCGGTGCTGCAACAGCTCGCGACGATCCTGGTAAATCAGCTCGGCATGCTGTTTACGGCAATGGCCCCGGTGCTGGTCTCGCTGTTCGGCCAGCTCGGAGCGTTCTTCGCCCAAATGGCACCCGTGATCGCCCAAATCGTCACGGTGGTCATTCAGTTGGTGGGGTCGCTGCTCGCCGGTTTGATGCCGGTGATCATGCAGCTCGTAACGGCAGTAATGCCGATGGTCGTAACAATCTTTGGTGTGGTCCTCCAAGCGATCGCACCTTTGATCACGATGATCGCCGGTCTGCTGATGCCGATCATTCAGGCCCTGATGCCTGTAGTTATCACGGTATTTACCGCGATAGCCGATATCATCACCAACGTGATGCAGATCGTGATGGGCATCATTCAGGTCGTCACGGGTATTATCTCGGGTAACTGGGCGCAGGTCTGGTCCGGCATCCTGAACATCGTATCCGGCATCTTCGGTACCATCCTCGCGGTGATTTCGGGCGTCTTGTCCACAATCACTTCGGTGATTGGTGGCGGACTCAACGCGGTATTCGGGTTCTTCTCCTCGATCTTCTCCGGGATCGTCAACTACGTGACCACATCATTTAACTCGATCGTCAACGGCGCATCGGGCATGATCGGTGATTTGGTAGGCTTCTTCGGTGGCTTGATGGGTAAGATCACCGGAGCGCTGGGCAACGTCGGATCGGCGCTGTTCAACGCTGGTCGCGATATCATTCAGGGTCTGATCAACGGTATCGGGTCCATGATGGGCGCAATCGGTAACGCGATCGTCTCGCTGGTACCCGGTCCCATCGTCGGGGTGTTCAAGGACCTACTCGGAATCCGCTCCCCGTCGCGGGTGTTCTTCGGGTTCGGTGTGAACACGGTTGAGGGCTACATCAACGGTTTGGATTCCATGAAGGACCAGCTCGGCGGCACAGTCGAGGGGCTGGTCACCATGCCGACCATTCCGCAGTTTGAAACCTTCGGTCGGGCAGGGTACGATGTACGTCAGGGTGAGTACGCCGGACCTTACAACGGGCCGCTCGTAGAGCAGCACGTCCACCCCTCGGAGAAAATGAGCGAGGAAAACCTCGCTTCGATATCGGCAGGAAAGATCGTAGGTGCGCTCTCGTGACAGATAACCTTCTTGTAGCACCGACCTCCGCGACCCTGGAGCTAACCACTGGAGAAAACATTCAGTGGGGCGCTCCGGGGTCGGGGTCCCAGCTATTCATGAGCAATGTCAAGGGGTGGCACGGCTCCTCACCGATCCGGCGTGACAAGTCGGATCGGTTGGGGGCGCACGGCACCCACTCGGAGCGGGGCTGGAAGGACGAGCGTCTGATCCAGCTTGACGGGGCCTACGTTGGCACTTCGCCACTGGACGCCGAGATGAAAATCCAGGAACTGGCGGGGCTGTTCGGAGACGGGACCGAGGGCAAGTTCACCACGAACTCTGCCCTCGGTACCCGCTGGGCCAACGTCTACCTCACAGGGGATGGGTTCGATCCGATCTGGACCGGGCGTGCGCAGTTCAAGTTCACAATCTTCCTGCTGGCTCCGGACCCCCGGAAGTACGGCTCGTCCCTCTGGTCCCCCGAGATTGGAATCCCCACCGAGAGTGGCGGTCTCCGATTTGACCTGTTCTCGGGGCAGTGGGACCTGTCGCGGACCAACTACGCCAGCAATGGTCTGCCCTACGCTCCGGTGGGTACGGAGCTTTACTCGACCAACCTGATCCTAAACCCATCGTTTGAACTGGACATGTTCTCTTGGGGCACCACCGGTTGCACTGCAGCTAGGTCCACGGTGGGTTCAGGGTCCAACCCTCCAATGATTAAGTCTGGTACGTACAACTGCCAGACCGTATCGGATGGAACCTCGAATCTACCCGGTATCCAAGTAAACGGCGCTATTTACCGCCCAGCAGTAACTCCCGGACAGTGGGCCGGAATGTCCGCTTTTGTGGCTACCGAGACCGGGTACGAGGTACGTATCTGGATCAACTGGAGGGACGCGGCAGGGACTACAATTTCGAACACTCTGTCCAACTGGACAGTTGCTAGCTTCTACCCTGGGGCTAACCTACAGATCGTGGGACAAGCTCCGGCACTGGCCGCAAGCGCCGGGTACTACGTGCAGTACCGGAACCCGGCTGACACGGTTAGTCCGGTGGCGTCTGGTAAGAGAATGTGGGTGGACACGGTTTCGCTGTTCGTCGCAAACACTCAGGGAGAAGTTCAAACTTGGCTGAACGAACCGTACTACGATGGTTCGACGACCAATGACGACTTTATTTATTCCTGGACCGGCACACCGCACCAGTCCACCACCACGAAGTCCGCGCCAGTCACCCCGACCGGCTGGAACTACTTGGCCGGAACGGGCGAAGTGGGGGATACGCTCTGGCGATCCCTCACGGGTCCGGACGGCCGTTCGGGGCTGGCGCGTCGGGCGATCTACGTCCCCAAGGCGTCCGGGTCCACTGGGTGGACTTACACCGAGTCCGGGCTGACAGGCAACACCAACGACACCTACACGGGACAGATGTTGCTGACCTGCCCGAACACTTTGTCGTCCCGGCTCCGGATCACCTTCCTGATGAACAGCACTACGGTTAATCAGGTGGATTCCGCAGTCCAGACTCTGACGGCGGGAGTCCCGACGCTGGTTAATGTAGTAGGCACTGCGACCGGCGCTTTCAATAGGATCGCGTTGTGGTTCTACCACACGACCGGGAACACCCCGGACGTTGGTAACTACGACGCCTCGCGGGCGTTGATCGAACAGACCGAGGCGGTAGATACGCCTTGGTTCGACGGCGATTCCTTGGACACTGCGGGGCACGACTACGGCTGGAACGGGGCGCAGGGGGTAAGCTCCTCCTACGACCTGATCCCGCACGTACCGTCCACGGTCGGAATCCTGGACTTCGGGGTCTCCGGCAGCACGGGCACAGTCTCGCTGTCGAATCCTGGGACCGCCGACACCGGGCCTAAGTTCACGATCACCGGGACCACGGTTCCGGGCTTCACGATCACCGAGCTGAATACCGGGCGACGTCTGGTGTACACTGGAACCATTCGCACGGGGCAGAAGTTGGTAATCGATACCGACGACGGCTCGGTGCTTTTGGACGGGTACGCACCCCGAGAGCTGGCAGTGGCCGAATGGACACGGCTTGGCCGAGGGGAGACCGGTTCATGGTTGTTCGAATCACCCGGATCGAACAACGCCAAGATGAAAGTTGAGGTCAGGCCCGCGTGGTGGTAGACGATTCGTTCCGAGTGTTCGTTGGGGACGTCAAGACGGGCAGGGTTAATGCGACTCTGCCCGTCTCGGGGTTCAAGTGGGGAATGCGCCTGAATGCAGCGGGGCCAGTCTCCGCCACAATCCGCGTAGCCTCCAAGGAGGCCAGGAATCTGGACCTGCAGAACCTGACCCTGACTACCAAGCAGTATTTGGGGGTGGCGTACGGCGAAACCATCTTGGAATGCGGTCCGATCTGGAAGCGCGGGTTCGACCCGAAAACCTACGAGCTGAACCTCCAAGCGCAGGGCCTCTGGTCGGTCTTTGATCGCCGGAAGAACCTGCCGGGGGCGGCTCTCCGGGCACCGGGCGACCCACTCCGGGTCGATCCGGTGAAGGCCAAATTCACCGTTGCCAACAAGCACTTGGGAGCAATCGCTCGGGAGCTGGTGCGACGGTCGATCCAGGATAACCCGTGGGGAGGCCAGTTGCCGATCAGTTTGCCCGCAGACCTCGCAGGGACTGCCACCCGGACTTTCTACGGGTACAACCTCGCGTGGATCGGCGACGAACTGCGGGAGCTGTCCGGGACTGAGAACGGACCGGACCTCCGGTTCCGGCCTCGGTTCAAGGCTGGCGACCCCTCGCTCGTCGAATGGGCCTTCGAACATGGCACGAACCTGATGGGGCAGGCTGGCCCGGACTGGTCTTGGGACGCGTCCGTGGAGCACTCCCAGCTTGCAGATTACGGGGTGGATCAGGACGGCACCGAGCTGGCTTCCATGGCTTGGGCACCGGGTTCCGGGCAGGAAGAGGCCATGCGCCTCGCAGTCGCCCGGAATACCAAGCTCCTGAATGCCGGGTACCCGTGGACCGAGGTCGAGAACGGTTCCTCGCAGGAGGAGTCACAGGCGGTTCTGCAGGCTCTGGCCAACCGGACCGCAGCGGACCACTCGCTACCCTGGGATGCTTGGTCGATGGTCGTCAAGGCCAACGCGAACCCCAAGCTCGGGCTGTACCTGCCGGGGGACTGGGCCAAGGCCCTCACCCCTCGGGACCACCCGATCTTGCCTCAAGGCAAGGCGGCGCGGGTCCGCATGCTGTCAATCGATGGTGACCACACGAACAATGTCTCCATCGCTGTTGCGCCGATCCAAGGGAGCGTGTAATGACTGCGATTCCAGAAGAGCTGCCTCCGGTCCTTGAGCCGGAGGTAGTTTTCGACGGCATCCCGCGTCGGACGGTCGAGACTGACCCGATCATCGAGCTTCGTAAGATGATCGGCAAAATCGCCGCTGACGTGTCCAAGCTGTCCAAGAACTCCGACCTTCGCAACGCCTCGATTTCGGGTGGCGATGGGATGGTGGTCAAGGATGCAGCGGGCAATATCAGGCTCCGAATTTCGACTGCGGACGCGGCGATTATCGCGTACAAGGCGGACGGGACCGAGACTGCCCGCTATGGTCTGTTGACGAACTCCGACCCCGGCGAATACGGGCTGGAGGTCCTGAACGGATCGACTTGGGTCCATATCGGGTCGCAGGTGGCGACATGGGCTACCCTGGCTGGCAAGCCCGCGACTTTCGCTCCCTCGGCGCACACCCACGCCGGGAGCGAAATCACTTCGACTGTAGCCTCGGCCACGACCGCTTCGACTGCCACTCTGGCGGCTCAAGCAGACGGGTCGAGCTACGCGTTCAACAATAACGTGAGCGGCTCGACCTTCTATGCGGTCTGGGTCGGCAACGATGGTGGGTTCCACCTTGGGCGGAACACTTCGTCCATCCGGTATAAGGAGAACGTCAGGGACGCATCCAGCATTGATCCTGGGATACTGCTTCTCCGTCCCGTCGTGTACGACCGGAAAGCCTCGTACCGTCCGGTCCTCACGGTGGACGGTGAGCCTGCGGAAGGTCCTCAATGGCGCACGGAAGGCGCGAAGAACGAATACGGGATGATCGCGGAGGAAGTGGCGGAGGTCTGGCCCGAGGTAGTGACCCACTTCGACGGCAAGATCGATGGTATCCGATACGACCTGATCGGCCCTCGTCTGGTGCCTTACGTCCAGCACCTGTTGGACTCGGTGTCACAACAGGATATAATGGTTAGAGACCTAACCGACCGCCTAGACCAGCAGGGCCGACTGATTGAGGCCATGGCGAACCGTCTGGCGGAACTTGAACCCCCAATAGAGGAGACAACGTGACGACCAAACGAGGACTGTTCGTCCCGGTCGCAAGCGGCAATGTCGGTACCACTCCGGTTGAGGCCCGACTAGCGCTCGGCGCGACCCTGATCGAAAACTCGGCGGGCACCCCGCGCTCGGGGGTGATGGAGAACGGCAAGACGAACCTCGTGTACGGCTCCGGAGCCTCTCTGACGCACTACATCGACCCGGCACAGTTCGTGATCCACCGAACTCAAGGGGAGGGCGCGTACGTATTCGCGAATGACGGTATCCAGACCATCGCGGGCACGGCAGCTCCCGGCACCAACTCCCGAATCGACTTGATTTGGGTGAAGCAGAACGACGTGGCTAAGGGCGACGCTAACAACCTCGCGGTAGCGGGTGTCACGGTGGGGACAGCAGCGGCAATCCCGACTGCTCCCTACGGCTCGGTCCCGGCAGGGGCAATGGTGCTGGCGGAGGGGCTGATTGAGGCGGGCGATACGCTCGGTACTCATATCAGCTACACCCAGGTATTCAGCTACACCGCCACCCGAGGAAGCCTGATCAAGGTTCGGACCAAGGCGGACCGGGACACCATGACGGCCCCTCCAATCGGCCAACAGGTCATGCGGATGGACCGAAACAACCACATTCAGCAGTGGATGGGCACCGCGTGGAAGTGGGTTTCGACGCCGGAGCGTTACTACGCCGACGTATCGACCTTCTCCACGGTCTCCAACTCGGCTTCCAAGGTGATCGGGATCGTCTCGGCGGCTCCGACCCGCAGCTACGCCACCCAAATCCGAGTGAATGGTCGCCTGACCGTTTCCTCGGCGGCTATCGCCTCCGGCACCTTGCAAATCCGCATGTGCGTTTCTGCAATCCAGGAACTCGTAGCGGACGCGCAGGCCAAGTCCTACATGACCTTCACGGCTCCCGGCGCTTACTGGGAGACCCGGCAGGCCGAGACAGACTGGATCGCAGTCCCCGCGAACACTTCACCCCGTGCCCGAATCTGGACCGAGGTCGCTACGGGTGCCGTGAACCACGCGGCCTCCAACGACGTCAAGCACAATCACCTTTGGTGCGAAGTGTTGCCCGCTGATGATTAAGGTCAACGGCGCACGAGGCGCAACTCTGCTGGGGTTCGGTGGTCTGTCCCTGATCTTCGGACTGGCCTACCTGCCGACCCCGATTTCGATCATCCCTCCAATCCCGATGGGGCTGGGGGGCTTGCACTCCCTGATCCCGTTGGGATACTGGGGTGGACTCTGGTTCGTGATCGGTCTTTACCTGATTTATTCGGCGTTCCGACAGGACCAGTCGCGGGCCATGGCGTTGTTTGCCGGAATGTGCGCGATCTGGGGTCTGAGCTACACTTGGGCTTGGATCGTCGGTTTGGCCGAGGGCAATCCTGTTACCTCCCGGCTGTGGATGGCGTCAACCGTCTACATGTCGTTTTTGGTGGCGTGTATCGGGGTATCGAGGTTGGTGAACGCTCCAGTCCAGCGAGTCAAAGAGCTAATCGCTGAGATTGAAGAAGGGAACCACTGACATGACCGATTTCTCGGCACCGCTCTTTGATGTGATCAAAACGGCAGTAACGGTGCTGGGGTCCGGGGCTGCAATGTGGCTGGTCGCGAAGCTGACTCGCAAGAGCCAGCAGGAATCGAGCCAAATCACACTGCTCACCAACCTGATCGACCAACTACAGGAGGAGCGTAACGCGGCAGTTGCTACGGCCAAGCAGGTTCCTCTCTGGCGGCGATACGCTCAGGGTCTAAGGGGCCAAGTTTACCGACTAACGGAGCAAGTCAACCGGCTGGGAGAAACCCCAGTCGAGACGGCTCCTATCGAACCTACGGAAGGATTGGAGCTGTGACCTATCAGCTATTCGAGGGGCATACCTCTCGGAACTTCACTCCCGGTGCCTCGGCCAATGCGGTCTGGGGCCAGGGTCCTCGCCGGGTCGAATCGATCACGATTCACTGGTGGGGCAACTACGGACAGGAATTTTGGTCTGTAGAAGACTTCCTGTGCACGAATACGAAGCCGACCTCGGCTCACTTCGTGGTTCAGGAAGGACTCGTGTCCTGCATCGTCTCCCCGGATGATGCGGCATGGCACGCGGGCAACCCGTACGGCAACACGACCTCCATCGGGATCGAGTGCCGACCGGAAGCCACGGATGGGGATTACCAGACCATCGCGGAGTTGGTGGCGTACCTGCGCTCCATCTACGGCAACGTACCTCTCGTGCACCACTACGAGTGGCAGTCCACCGCATGCCCTGGGACTTACGACCTCGCCCGAATCGACCGCCTCTCCCGAGGCGTCAACGTACCAACTATCAACGAAGGAGATTTGACCGTGGCAGAAGTAGACCGCGCTATCGCATACGTGAAGGCTCTGGCCTCCGACGGATGGACCGACGCGCAGGGTAAGAAGCACCCCGGCTTCATGTTCGTGATCGAAGAGAACCAGCGTCTGATCCATGCGCTGCCCGCAGCGGTGGCCAAGGCAGTCTGGGACACCAACATCAACCGGGGCACCGCCGAGAAGCCGGTGTACGTCCGGGCGCTGCAGGACCTCGCGAACAACGGCACCGACACTGCCCGTGTCATGGCCGATGTAAAGACCCTGATCGACCGGCCTGCCGTTGAGGGTGGCGCAGTGGACACCGAGGCAGTCGCCCAGTCGGTGTTCGAAAAAGTCGTCGCTTGGCTCAAGCGCTAACCTAGGAGGATCCCGCAATGGTATTTAACTTCGACCCCTGGAGCTTGCTCCAACTGCTCGTCTCGGCAGTCCTGCCGCTGCTGGTAGGCCTGATCACAACCCGCATGACTGCGGGCAACAAGAAATCGATCCTCCTGCTGGGCCTGTCCATCGTGACTTCGGCCCTCACGGAGCTGCTTTCTTGGTACCTCGGAGGACAGAACGGGGTGTTCGACGTCTTCCAGTGGCTCGTAATGGCTCTGCTGTCCTTCGTGGTCGGCGTCGGGCTGCACATGGGCCTCTACAAGACCCCCGGCAAGGATGGTACGTCGATTGCGTCCCGTCTGGCCGACAAGGGTGTTACCGCTGATGAACCTGCACTGCCCGAATTTGGCGCGGCCTTCAATGCCGCTTTCGGCTCCTTGAATGACGCCACCGAGACCCTCGCACCGAACGTGGGCCTCCCGGTGAGCATGGTTCATCTGGAGGCTCCGGAAGGCGATCTGGCGGCTTTCGTCAATCCACCGGAGGACACCGGCCCCAAGCACAAGGCCGGGGTCTAAGGAAATCGGCTTGCGTCGTGCGCAAGACCTAGGGTAGACTAGATTTCGGTACACGGCGTGCTGGCGGTCCTCCTAGGGATCGGCCCCAGGATCAAAAGTCCTGGGGCCTTTCTCTTGGTCCGCTACTTGACAGATAGGAAAGAGCTTCATGATGAAGAGCGAAAAGGCAGAGCAATACTTCACCGAGGACGGACAAATCAACCTCCAGTTGACCAACGTCGCAGTGGCGGAGAAGCTCAGCATCGATCACTCGACTGTGAGCCGGATTCGCTCCGGCCAGCGTTACCCGTCCCGAGAGCTGATGCGCCGGATCGAGGGTACCTTCGACTGGAAGGTAGTACATCAACTCGAACTGCTCCCGGACAAGGGCCGCAACATGCGATACGCTCAGGAATTCGAAAAGCGCATCCTCCGTCGCGATGGAGTCAAGGCGCGTGGCTGATTTCAGCTACTACACCAAGCTAGCGCTTGAGCTGTCTCGGGAGGACTGCGGGCGCGTCGTGTCGATCGGCAATGGTGAGTGGACCATTGTCGGCATTCTGCATCGGGTCGATCATTTCGACGCGGTAAACCTGACGGACGGTTACAACTGGGGTGGCGGAGGTACGCGGGAGATTCACTGTACGGTCACCGTTGGACCTTTCCGGGGCGAGATTGATCCGAGGACCAATGTAACTGTGGAAATTCCGGCGCTGCCAGCCGGTGACTCCGGAGACGTGATCAAGGGAGAGATTCTTGCCTAAGCCGCCGCTGCTACAACACCAGAAGGAAGGTATCGAATGGATCAGGACCGTGAAAAGGGGCCTCTTAGGCGACGAGCCTGGCCTGGGCAAATCTCGGCAGGCAATCGAGGCGTTCGATGGACCAAACAACCGAAACGCGATCATCGCCCCGGCGATGGTGATCAACGGCGGCACATGGCGGGACCAACTGGCCCAGTGGTCCGAGTATCCGGAGAACTGGACTGTTATTCCGTATTCGGGAATGAACCTCCGAGAGAAGACGGCCAAAGGCGGGTTGAAACCTACATCAAAACTGGTCCCGGAGCTTACCGGGTCATTTCACGGCTTAGTGGTGGACGAGAGTCACTACACCAAGGGCCGCAACACCTATTGGACGAAATCAGTCGAGCAACTCGCGAAGAACTGCGAATACGTCCTCGAAATGACCGGAACCCCGATTCCGAACTGGGCGCACGAGATGTTCACCCTGCTTCGGGTTATGTTCCCGGAGAAGGCAAAACGGGGTGGCCCGTTGGGGTCGTACTGGAGATGGGTGGAGACGTGGTTCGACGTCGAGATTTCGAGGCATCGGGAGCACGAGAGGGTGATCGGCAAACTTCTGGCCTGTCGAGCCGCCTGCTACTCCCTCCCGCCGAACCAGCCGTGCGAACACTACTCGACATTCATGAGCGAGAATCTCGGGCCGCACTTCTTGCGCAGGCTGCGGGACGACTGCCTCGACCTTCCTCCGGTGACGAATCAAGAAATCCTGGTCCCTATGGATGGTCCGCAGAAGAAGCACTACCGGGAGATGAAGAAACACTTCATGACGGAAGTGGACGACAAGGAGATTCTGTCGTGGTCAACTGGGGCGAGGCATGTGGCCCTAGATCGGATTTCAGTATCTCCATGGCTGTTGAATCCGACTGGCGAACCCCGAGGGGGAAAATTCGAGCAGCTGAGATTCGACCTCGCCGGGAGGGCAAGACCTACGCTGGTGCTAGCGCACTATCGGGATGTTGTGGAAGCTTCTGCGGCTGTGGCAAGATCAGTGGGGGCTACCGCTGCTACTGTACACGGTGGGAACTCCAAGACCGCCAATGGCACTGCTGTGCAGAACTTCAAGGATGGCCAATTGGACGTGTTGGTAGGATCCCTGGAGATGGTGTCCGAGGGACTGCAGCTTACGGTGGCGGATATGGCGATCTTTGTCGAGACGTCCTACAAGCCGTATCGGAACGAACAGGCGCGGCAGCGCGTCCACAGGCTCGGGCAGACTCGCCCGGTGACTATCAAGGAGTATATAACTCCGGATACCGTCGATGCGAAAAAGCGGGTGCTGCTGGCAGAGAAAACGACCGACCAGATTCGGTTCATGTCGGCGGGCGACTTCAAGAAGCTCCTCTAGGCCGGAGTGTCCGTCAGTGGTTCAGTGACCACTTGGACATTAAGCTAACCGACTGGCAGGAACACTGGCTTGACAGGCTGGCAAACCGTATGGTTGACTAGAGTCTATGGGTGGGGCCTGACCGGAGGCCCCACCACCGACCTCATAAGGAGCCAACCAGTGAGCGTAAATTACCAGCCCGCACGGACCACCCGCGAACTCAAGCTGACCACGGCCAGCGGAGAGCCGGTCGTGATCCCGGCGAACACGGACCTCATGGCCTCCTACTCGGTGGCGCAGAAATCGATGGTCCTGATCAAGTACAACGGCGTGCACTACGTGGACGCTAACGCGGTGCGGTTCCTCTAATGCCGCGTGGAATCTCCGGAGTCTGGGAGTACCGGGACACCTGCGCAGTCTGCGGGGTCCCCAAGGACCAGCACCGCAGGGACCAGAAGCTGAGGCCAGGGCAGTTCCCCTGCCTCCACGGCGGGAGCCACAAGTTCGCCGTCTGGATTCCGGACGACGACCCGAACTGCCGGAGCTGCAACCCGAACTTCCTCGGCAACTACAAGCACACCTGCACCACCACCAACTAAGGAGCCGCAATGACCGCCACCGATACCGCCACCCAGAACCTCACCGACCCCCGCCAATTCCCGACCCGTCAGGGCCAGCACTCCTGCGGACACTGCATGGTCGGACACCATGACTGCTGCCCCGGTGGAGTCCGGAACGGCAACGGGCAAATTATCCTGTGCGGCTGCAAGCAGGACGGCTGCAACGCTGGCCAGCCCCGCTGCACCGAATGCCACAACCGCGAGGCCAACGAAATCGGCCCGAACTGGAAGTGCTTGGACCGACAGGACTGCGAGTCCGAGCAGGAGCGGCGACTGGCCGCGAACCCCACGATCCAGTGGATCAGGGCCGAGACCCAGAAAAAGGCCGTCGTCATGGCCTCGGAGGACGCGGGAGCGCCGGAAGGCCCTCCGGCCCGTACGAGGGTCTCCCGTACCCCACGGAAGCCCGCCGAGCCTACTCCCTGCACCTGCGGGTGCGAGGGGCTGACCAAGGGTGGGAAGTTCCTGCCTGGGCATGACAGCAAGTACCTCAACCAGCTAGTAGAGGCCGCAGAGCGCGGAGGCCGTCACGCCGACGAAGCCGCGATCCGGGCCGACGCAATCAGCGAAGCTTTCGGGGCCAAGTTCCGTAAGCGAGCTGGAATCAAATAAGATAGGAAATTATGGAACGCCGATACATCGCACCCCGCATGTCGTCCAAGGATTATGTCCGCAAGGGAGGGGCCAAGTCGGTCCGCTTCACTGCGGACTACTGGGCGGAGATTCGGAAGCGCAAGCAGGAACAGGCCGAGAAGCTGATGCAGCAGCAGGTACAGGCGCACCTGAGGTTCATCTCGGAGGACGGCAAACCCCCGGTTTATGTGTTCTTCGGGTCGGGCAAGGAGGCAGACTACTGGAGCCGAGAGTTCAGACGGCGACTGGACGTCACGGGCTACTCCTTCGACCGCAACCGGGACATGATCGCTGCCCGTCCGGAGCGCATGCGGGGAATCTCCCGGCGCATGGTGGCGGTCTGGTCCTCGGACCCCATGCCCGCGTCCCGGTACCGGGAGCAGCAAGAAATCGACGCGATGTACTTCATCGAGGAGCGTAACCACATTTTGGGCTACGAGCCTAAACTGGTCGGTGTGGGAGGGGCTGTTTCACGTGAAACTCCCAATGCCTAAGGACGACGCCTACGGGCGAATGATTCTGGCCGTAGACCCCGGAGACGAACACGTGGGGGTGGCGTGGCTGGACCGGGAGGAGAAAGGCTGGGCGGTCGTGTTCGTCACCGAAATGACTCCCGAGGAGTTCCTCAACTACATCTTGCCCGCGCTGCAGTCGGGTCTGTTTAGGTACTTCGTACTGGAGTCGTTTAGCCTGTACGCCGACAAGCTCAAAGAGCAGGTGGGGTCGGAGATGCTGACCTCACAGATGATCGGCGCGGCCAAATTCGCGGTGAAGATCGCGAACGATTCCAGCCACTTCAACCCGAACATGCAGATCGAGGTCGAACTCGTGATGCAGCAGCCAGCGGCCAAGGCCCCGGCGTTCGCAATTCTGGAGCGCAAGAAGTACGTGTTCACGGCCAAGCGACTAAAGGTTCCCGGCCAGCACGTCATGGATGCCGAGGTCCACGGGATCAAGTTCGTCATGGATACCCTGGGTGAGAAGATGGTACGTAAGCCGGAGCTTTGGGACGAGGCCCCACTTGACAGCTAGGCAAGGGCCATGGTTTACTAGTGTTTTAGCCACCCCGAATTAGGAGCCGAAATGACGAAGATCGCAGACCTCACCAAGGGCAAGACCCTCGTGAACCGCTCTGGACGCGAGTTCACCATCCTGAGCAAGAAGTTCACGGACGCCGGAACCGCGCTCCGTCCCGGCGACCCGAACTACGTAGGGATGGTCCGTCCGGAGATGGGCCGGGGTTTCGACCTCTTCGTTTCGCAGACCCAGCTCGACGACGGCGACTACCGCCTCAAGTAAGCCGACCGGGAGGGGTCGCAAGGCCCCTCCCAACCCCCACACCCCTAAGGAGCCAAAAATGTTCAAGCTAATCGGAGAAAACACCCTCACCGGCAACACGTGGGTGTGCGAGGATGGAATCGCGACCCGCGAGGAGGCGAACGAACTCTGCAAGGGGTGGAAGCGCCTTGAGTCCGACTACAAGATCACCTACTACGTTACGGAGTCCAACTAATGTACCGGGTGAGCTTCACCGGAGGCGGCAAGTGGGAGGTCCGGGACGGAGAGGGCAGGCTGATCGGCCAGCTCCGTCAGGGCATCACGCAGGCTTGGACGGCACGGACGGCGAACGGCGAACTCCGGCTGATCAACACCAACCGGGAGTACGGCGGCTCCGCTGGTCCGTTCGAAATCGCGAATGAGCTGGTGATCTGGTGAGCGATCTTAGGCTGTGGGGATTCACAAACGAAAACACGAACGAGAGGGGCCAGGGTGCCGAAGATCAACCGGCGACCGCAGATATTCGAGAAGAGCACGGGCACGGAGAGGTACACGGCGTTAGCCCTGCTGAACTCACTGGAGAGCGCCAGCAATAACGCGGTGGGGTACGCCACCAAATACAAAGACGACCCCTACAAACTGCAAGCGACAATCGAACTTCGGGACTCGTTCTACCTGATGCTCCAGTTGCTAGGGGACCCGGAGACCAAAGGCCCGCAGGACCTCGGAGGCAAGTTTGTGAAGGCCAGGGCCGAGCAGATCAGGCAGCACGAGGCCCGAAACCCAGTGGAGCGGCCAAACCGGCACGACTGGTCCCCCACCAACGAAGAAGATGAACCACCATTCTAGGAGGAATGAAATGACAACCACCGTCGATGTGCAATACCCGGAGAACGGCCACCACAGCCGATCCTACGCCTTCAAGACCCAACTTGCGGGCCTGCAGCCCGAGGACCTTGTGCTGATCAAGGACCGGAGCGGAATCCATATTGGGATCGTTACGGCGTTCCCCTCAGAGAACCCCCAGAAGGCTACCGCGTGGGCCTTCCAGAAGGTAGACACGGAGGCAATCAAACAGGCCGAGCGTCGCGACAAGGTGTACGCCCAGATCAAGGCCAAGGTGGCGGAGCGGCAGACCCTGGACCTCGCCTACCAGTTGGCCGAGCAGGACCCCGAAATCATGGCACTCATTAAGGAGCTGGAATCATGAGCACGCACTACACCGCACGAGTAGATGTTGTCAAAGTCACCAAGACCAATATCAACAGCCGCGACCCCCAAGGCCAGCGCGACAAGGAAGAGATCATGAACGTCACCCTCCGGGACGAGACCCTACGGGGTCTGATCAACAAGGTGACCGCGATCCTCGAAGTCAACGTGCCGACCCCGGCCATGGTAGCTGAAAGGGAAGGCGAATGATGCGGGTATTCCAGTTGATGGGGCTGGCAGGGGTCGCGGTGGCGGGACTGCTGGTCGGGGTTCTGGTCCCGAACTTCCCGGACTCCCTGATCCTGGTCCTGTACTTGGTGGCGTTCTTCGCGATCCTGCTGGCCTACAGCCGCTGGAAGGACCTCCGCAGGGAGCGGGAGCAGCAGGAGTCCACGTCCGAGGCCGAGTTCCACCGCCTGTACACGAGGTACACCGTGGCACGGCAGCGGGCCTACACCGACTACCTCGACTCGACCGATGCCTACACCGGCCAAGAGTTTGAGTTCCCGAGTTTCGCAGAATGGAGAGAAGAAGGCCGTGCCCAGATTAACTAAGGAGCAGATTGCAATCACCGTCATTGAGAACGCCAACCCCAAGGACTGGGGCTGGATCGCGGGTCAGCTCGTGGGGGCCAGTCTGGCTCACAACTTGGGACTCAAGGTCCACCAGATCGTCTCCAAGCTCAAGGCCGAGAAGAAGGATAACTGATGCCACAGATACAAATCGTAAGCTACTCGGAGCTGGACACCTTCCGACAGTGCAACCTCAAGCACCTGTTAGCCTACAAGCAGCGTTGGACCTCGGAGAAAGCCGAGGACTCGGCGCTCGGCAAGGGGTCCATGTGGCACGCGGTGATGGAGGCCCACCATCTGGTCCTGATGCAGGAGCAGCAGGAGGCCAGCTACAGGACGCCTTCACCCAGTGACCAGCGACGAATCCTGGCCAAGTGCCGCGACGCGATCCGGCCTCACATCATGGACGAGAAAGGCGACCAGACCCCAACCCAGGCCCTGATCGAATGGATGTATGACGGGTATGTGGAGTTCCACGGGATTGACGACGAGTGGATTACGATCGGGGTGGAGCTGCCCGCACAGGTGCCGCTGCCTTGGCCGGACGGTCGCCCGAGCCACTACCACTTGAAACTCAAGATGGACCGCCTGATCCGCTCCAAGCGGGACGGTCAAATCTGGATCGAGGACCACAAGTCCGGGGCCAACAAGCCCAGCCAGTTTGAACTCCAGCTCGACGATCAGTTCGGCCTTTACACGTGGGCGGTCCAGCAGCTCGGACAGAAGGTCCTGGGTTCGATCCACACCTACTGCCGCACGACCCAGAACACGGGCGACCGGCCTGAGGAAACCTGGCCCAAGGGCAAGAAGTACAAGCCCCAGACGCTGGAGGACCGGAACGAGCGGTTCTACCTGAACCGATCCAATAACGAGTTGAAGGCTCTGGCCGACGACGCGTTCGCCGCTGCCCGCAACGCCTACCCGCCCAAGGGTATGCAGCTCCCGCTCTACTCGGCACCGGACGTCCGGAACTGCGGCTGGAAGTGCGACTTCAAGGAGGCCCACCTTATGTTGCGTGAGGGCCTGTCCATCGAACACGTGATGAAGGCCGAGGGCTTCCATCAGGATTTCACGAGGCACTAATGAAACCTAAATTCAGTATTGGCCGAGTCGATTTCTACTCTGGCCGCAAGCGTAGTAAAGACGACCGCATGGGCCGTTTCGGTGGAGGCTGGCAGTACAAAGTCGGCATTACAGCGGGTGACTGGCGCAAGGGCTTTGGTATGACTGTTCTGGTGGCGCTCTGGTCGGACGAATACCGGATATTCATCAACGCTAAGGGCACTAAATGACCACGACCCCAGATGAGAACGACCCGGCCTACGACCGGTTTATGAACTCATTCAGGCCGGAATCCATCCGGGAGGGCGAGGAGCGGGGCACGGAGGACCTCGGACCGGTCCCCACGGACGCGGAGGCCCCTCTGCCGTGGGAGGCCCGAGAGAGTAACTCGGAGGCCCGCTGGATCGGTATTCGCTCCGGCGATATGCTGCGGGAGTTCCTACGCAACGGATTTACTCGGCAGGAAGCGCTCATGTTCATCGCCCAGATGCTCCCACACGCACACTAAACCCCGGCTTGACAGCCTGCCAAGGCTAGTGATTAGATAGTGAAGCACTACCCGACCAGACGGGAGCCGATCTGGAATGAAAACACACTGAAAGAGGACGAATTGCCACGCGCAACAGCCGCCAAAAAGAATGACAAGATCGCTGAGGCGATCGCCCAGACCAGCATCGATGATGTGGTCAAAGCCGCTCCAGTCGAGGACGAACGATTCGACGACCTCTTCGCTCCGGTGGACGAAGTAGACGACTTCTACAACTTCTGCTTCTACGGGCTGGAAGGCTCCGGCAAGACCACGGCCATTGCGACGGCAGCGAACATCGCTCCCGAGGGCAGCAAGGTCCTGATCGTCAACGCCGAGGGTGGCGTGAAGAAGAAGGCCCTCGAACGGCGCGGGATCGATACCTCCAAGATCGTCCTGTGGCCGAACCCCAAGACCGGTGGACGAGTCACCCGCAAGGGACTGGAGAAGCTGTACCAGCGTCTGCAGTCGGACCTCGCTACCGACCCGAACTCGTGGTTTGCGATCGGCTGGGACTCGATCACCGAAGTTCACGCCAAGATCGTCTCCGACGTGGCGGGGGCACGCATCCAGAAGGCCAGGGATCGGGACGTAGTAATCACCGAGGCCGACGAGTTCTTTACCGACCGCGATGATTACGGCGTAATGTCGAAGATGGTCAACGACCTTCTGCGCAAGTTCCGTGACCTCCCGGTGCACTACATCGTGACGGCACTGGAGCGCCGGGACGTGGACGAAAAGACCTCCAAGGTCTCATACGGTCCCGCAGTCACCCCGGCCCTGCAGACCTCGATCCTGGGCTACACGGACGTCAACCTCTACTTCAAGGCGGAGGACGAGGACGGACCGTTCCGGGCACTGGTCAAGGGTGTGGGCACGTTCCGCACCAAGGACCGTATGGGAGGTCTCCCCAAGGTGATCGCCCAGCCGTCGATGGAGCGAATCCTGGGCTACATTGATGGGGAGATTGAGGAGGCGTCCGACGACCTCCAAAAGGCTTTGCCAGCGATTCGGGAGCGCAAGCCCAAACCGTCTGGCAAAATCCGCAAGACGGCAGCGGAGAAGAAGGCAGAAGCGGAGGAATCCGAGGAGGAGACCACCCAAGACGCCGAGGCCGACACCAACGACGACGAGTAAATACTCCAAGTCCAGCAGTACCCCGGACAACACGCCGGGTTCAACCCAAACAAGATAGGAAATACCCGTAATGCCTAAGCTCAACAAGAAAATGGCCGCTGCAGTCGAGACCGCCGAAGCTTTCAGTGGCGATTTCCCGCTTCTGGACAACGGCTACTACTACGCCCAGCTCGGAGACGTAGAGGTACAGGACGGCAACTACGCGCCGGTCTGGAATGCCACCTTGGAGAACCTGCACAAGCAGTCCACGGGCGAAAAGGCCAGCGGCAAGCAGTGGTACCGGATGAACGTAGTCTCGGACGAGAAGGCACCGGCCAACTACACCAACGGCGACAAGAAGTGGGCCGGTTTCCACTCCATGAGCCAGTCCCAGCTCAAGTCCTTCTTCGAAGCCTTCGGGTACACCCCGGACAGCGACACGGACGAGATGCGCGGTGAGTGGACCTTGATCAAGGTCGGCGTCCGCACAATCTCCAGTGGCGATCGCAAGGGCGAGAAGGTCAATGAAATCAAGTCCCTGTCGCCGGTCCCGGACGACTTCGACGCAACCGAGCTGGAGCCGGAAGGCGACGACACTTTCTAGTCTGTCCGAGTCTGTTTGATTGCGAGGCCCTCCGTCCACATGGGCGGGGGGCCTCACCCCTTAGGAGTTACTGTGGTAAAACTGTCCGAACGTCACTCAGCCTCGCTGGCCGAGTACCACCCCGAAACCCTGCTGGATTCAGCCCTGGCCCTCGCCCGTGAGGGCTGGCACGTATTCCCGCTGCGACCCGGTACCAAAATCCCTCTGATCAGCAAGAAAGCAGGTGGCAAAGGTGCACACGACGGATCAACTGACGAGGACCTTATTCGCTACTGGTGGACTAAATACCCCACTGCCGGGATTGGCGCAAATCTTGGAGAGGACCGGTTGGCAATTGACCTCGATTTCCAGCACGGCGCAACGAGGTTGGGGTCCCTACCGGATACGCGTACACATCACTCGGGACGAGGGAACGGCAACGTTCATCTTATATACCGAGTTGAGCCTGGCTCGGCTGCTGCGGCTGTCAAGTCCGGAACTAACGTCTTGGGTCCAGGCATTGATATTAGAGCAGGTAAGGGATCTTACATTGTAATGCCTCCGACGCCACACGAAGAGACAGGCCAGCCCTACCGGTTGGACGTCTACGACCGCGAGGAGCACCTGCTCACGGACGACGAGTTGGCTGTGATCTATCAGGAAGCTGGGGTTGCCCAGCCTGCGGCCTCCCGTGGGGCCAAGAAGGGCCTCTCAGTGATCTCCGGGGCCAAGAGCCACCAGAGGCCGATGGAGAGCCACGCGAGTACCCTCGCGGGCCTTCTGGCGGACCCTCCGGCTGAGGGTGGCCGGAATGACTGGTTCGTCCGGGTCTGCGGCTTCATCGCCAAACGGACGGCGAGGTTCAATGACTTCGAAATCGAGGCGCTGGGAGCGGCCAACCGCATGCCTAACCCGCTACCGGTGGAGGAGCTGCAGAAGACCATCAACTCGGTCTGGGAATCGGAGCAGGCGAAACCCGCCAAGAAGCTCTACGAGGGCAATGGGTTCCTCACCGGGAACAAGGCCCGCCTGCAGTGCCAAGTCGCCACACGACAGGGCGACGACACAATTTACGAGACGGCACCCTACGCCGATTTTGATATCGAGGCTCGGGGTGTGGCGGTAGACGAGACCTCCCGTCGCCTGTACTGGGTGCGCATCTACTGGGACGGCAAGTTCTATGACACGACCCTGCCGGGTGAGACGCTGGGCAACGAGCCGGGGTTCAAGGTCTGGCTTGCCGCACGGGGTATGTCAATCGATCAGCCGTTCAACGCGGTGCCCAAAACTCCAGCCGCCACAAGAATCCTGCGCTACCTGAACTCCCAGAAGCCTCCGGAGGTCAAGATCGTGACTACCCTGGGCTACGACGAGACGATGGACGGTTTCGTGACGCACGAGGGTCTGATCACCCAGTCTGGCAAGACCAGCAAGGAAGAGGCGCACATCGTGGCGGACCCCTCGTTGGTGGAGCGGGATATCGCCCCGTACGCCTACGGGATGGAGCGGGACCGGGCCGAGGCGCAGCGGGTGCTGCGGGAGATTTTGACCTTCCAAGACGAGACCGCCACATCAATCTTCGGGGCTTGGTGGGCGGCATGCCTGCTGAAACCGCAGATTCAGGACCGGACAGCACTCTTCCCATTCTTCGGGGTGGAAGCGGCCTCGGAGTCGGGCAAGACGAATGGTTTCTTCGATCTGATGGTGGAGCTTAATGGGAACACGCGCGGGCAGATTGTCCCGACCCGACCGGTTCTTCGGGACTACGCGTCGGCCAACAAGAATGGGATCGTCTGGGCGGACGACCTCGACTCGTTGGAGGCATATGGGGAGCTGCTGCGGGCCAGCACGTCCAACGGTACGGCCTCCAAGATGGAGGCGGACCGCAACGGTATTCGGAATACCAAGGTCGTTGCACCGATCCTCATTACCGGTGAAGCCCTGGGATTCGGAACCCAGAAAGCTCTCTTGGACCGCTCGGTGGTTCTGAACATCACCAGCCCCAAGGGTCGCAAGTCCAAGCACGACCCGGCCAAGCTGCAGTGGGAGGACGTACAGGAGCTGCGGTCCCTGTACCCCAAGAGCCAAGGCGGACTCAGTGTTCTTTCGGGCTGGTTCGTACAGGCTGCGCTGCAGAACGTGAAGCCCGCGCTCAAGGCCCTGAACGAGGCGGCTCGGGAGATACCGGGACGACACGGGGACAAGCTGGCGGTCCTGAGGGCCGGGGCACGCCTGCTGGATTCTCTCGTGGGGCACGAGGACCCGTGGAGCGGGCAGGGCGAGCACGCACGCCGGGTGGATGCCTGGGCCGGGGCGAACACCCAGTCCTTGGATCAGGACAACACCCTGACGATGAAGCTCCTGCCGTGGGCGCTGCGGACGTTCGATTACCCGGAGAAGCCGGAGCGGATCGAGCAGGGCAGGTTCCAGTCGCTGATCACTCCGGCGTTCATTAAAGGTGACCTTGAGTCACTCGATGCTCCCGGATTGGACGGCTCCACGGCGGAAATCTTCTTCTCTCCGACGCTGCTGGCCGAGGCTTGGAAGCGGGAGCAGGGGTTCAAGGTTGACGACCGCACCGAGACTGTATCGGCGCTGAGCCAGCAAACCCAGGCTTTGGCCGCAGGTCACAAAACAGTGAAGGTCGCGGGGCATGTCCAGAGGTTCAGGAAGCTCCCTGACGAATATGCTCAGGTGGTTCTGAAACGTTCTCAGGGCATAGGGTAACAGGCTCTCAAAGCTGGCTGTATACCGCATCTGTTACCTAGGTTTAGTTTAAGGAACCCCGGAACGACGGGACGAGACCTAATGGAGTAACAGGGTAACAATAGTAACAATATAATTTCTTTTTTCATACGGGCGGGAGAGGGTGTCGGGTAGATTCCGGTGCCCTCTCCTTTCTTATAAGGGGGTGGGCCGAGAGCCTGTTACCCTGTTACCAATACCCCTTCTGGCCCGGAAGGACGCGGCGGTAGGGGGTGTTACTGGGGCTGCTACCGGCCTGTCACCCCTGTTACCGAGACCCTGGCTTGCGTAGTAGGCAAACCTACTGGTAGAGTAGTCTCTGTGCCCCGATGGGGCCGATAACAACTGATGATAGAGGAGCCAAATTGACTAACGGCATGGTACGTATGGAAGCCTACTTGGGGCCGAATCGCCCGGAGACCCTCGCCTCGGGTGACGGTCCGGACGGCGCGGCAGTGGCTGTCGTGAAGTGCTGGCCCGAGTCGGAGCATGCGGAGTGGGTGGGTGCCTACCAGTCCACGGAAGAGGCACTGGAGGCCGTGCGGGAGGCCACGAACGACGAGACCTACGGCGTAATCTGCAGCACTCGCAAGGTACACTAGCAGTGGGCGATATCATGAGGGGAGCGCGACTGCTCCCCTCGGACCTGCTGGCCCTATATCAGATGGGGGTGAACACCCCCGGATCGTCCATGGCAGTAGACACGGAAACCTCCGGCCTCCGCACCGACGAGGGGGCCAGGATTTCCACGGTCTCCATCGCTTGGCTGGACCCGACCGACGATTGGGAGTTCGTACAGAGCGAGGTCTGGCCCTCCGGGATCAGCACCAACCGCAAGGAGCCGGTCTACGAGGGCAAGCCCGATATTCGGGTGATTTCGTTTGCATGGCCGTTCGATCAGGGAGTGTCGGGCACCGGCAAGCCGGAGGACAACGGACAGGCGACGCTCTGGCCGGACGCGGAGAACCTACCGCTGTCCGAATGGGCCGCACTGCTGGAGTTTATCCGGCTGGTGGGTGAGTCTCACTCGCTGGACATGCAGAACAGTAAGTTCGACTGCCACCAGTTCCGCGCCGGGGTCCGTCGCTGGCCGGGTGTGGTCGAGGACTTCATGCAGTATGTGGAGTGGGACACCCAGAACGGCAACGATCTGGTGTTCGGGTTCCTGCCGTCTACCTCGCTGAAAGGTCCGGGGACGGCGGTCGAGTTCCTGTGGGGAGCCGAGGAGTCGGACGAGAAGCACGTAATCTCGGAGTACCTCAAGAAGAAGAAGCTACCCAAGGGCCGCTGGGACCTGATGCCCTGGGATATCATCGCCAAGTATGCTGACCAAGATGCCCGCCTGACCTCACGTCTAAAGCACGTCCAGCAGGACTGGATTTTGGACGAAGGCGTGCCGTGGATGGACGGCAAGAACGGCCGGTTGGAAGCGTCCGAGGCGTTCCAGCGACGGATGAACATGACACGGCTGCTCTACCGGATGGAGAAGCGGGGTCTGCCCTTTGATATCGAGGAGGCCCAGTCTGCATCCACCGAGCTGAAACGGCGAGCCGCCAGTTTCGGCAAGGACCTGCCGTTCCGTCCCGCAACGCTGGACATGGCCAAGCACTACTGGTTCGGAGCCGGGATCAAGCAGGGTGTGAACGGTTTGGGGCATCCACCGGTCGCTACCACTGCGGGTGGCGCTCCCTCGCTCACCGCGAATGATCTGGGCAAGCTGATCCTGCAGGATCTCCCCGGCGCGGCTGTGTGGCGCAACTTCGCTAAATGCCAGGACGCAGACTCGCGCTGGTATGAAGGTTGGATCACCAAGGCCGGGGCCGATGGACGGTTAAGGACCTCGGTCCGCCAGAACGGCACCCGCTCGGGTCGGTTCTCGGTCGAGGGCATCCAGCTACAGGCGATCCCGCAGAACTACAAGCTCTCGGGTTATGAGGGCATGGATGGGATTCCGTCGCCTCGTGCTCTGATCGGCTCGGCAGTCGCGAAGATGCCGGGTTGGGAGATGTGGGAACTGGACCTCGCCAACGCCGAACTCCGGGTGGCTGCACTGTTTGCCAAGTGTAAGCGCATGCTGGAGATGATCGAATCCGGGATGGACCTGCACGGCGAAACCGCCAAGGAGCTGTTCAACGCGTCGGAGGACGACGAGAACTGGGACCAGCGCCGGTCGATCGCCAAGCGAGCAAACTTCTCGCTGATTTTCGGCGTCGGCTGGGCCACCCTGCAGCAGAACATCGAAGTCAACACCGGTATTATCCTGTCGGACCGCGAGGCGCAGGTGCTGGTCAAGGACTGGAACGCGCTCTATCCGGAGTACAAGCGGGCGATCAACCTGCACATGTCCAAGATCGAGAAGCGGCAGAAGGATCGCCGCGAGGTCGCCGGATATCTGCAAATGTCCAACGGCGAGCGCAGGTGGTTTGCCAAGCACGAGGACACCCACAAGGGGTTCAACCAGCGGGTCCAGCCCTCACTGGCGCAGTACGGGATCAACTGGTGGACGCTGGCGGACGAGTTCATCTCCAACCAGCTCACCCCGGAGGAGCTGGAGGTCGGCGGCACGGTGCTGCTGGTCCATGACTCGATGGTCCTGCTGCTCCCCTCGGACCGCGCCAAGGCGATCATTGATCGGGTGATCGAAATCGGCGTGGAGCTGTGGGGCAAGACATTCCCAGGGGTTCCCGGTGGAGTGGATGCGAAACCCTGGAACAAGTAGATTTACCTAGTCACAAATAGATTTCCGTTTCACGTGAAACGGGACAACCCAATAGAAAGATGGATATGAGCAACGTAGCAGTAGTAGTAGGCGGGCAGTTCGGCTCCGAGGCCAAGGGACACGTGACGGCACAGCTCGTCGCCCTTGCAGCCAACTCGGACCGCGAGGTAATCAATGTGAGGGTGGCGGGACCCAACGCAGGCCACACGGCCTACGACGACGAGGGGATTAAGTTCGCATTCCGGCAGGTGCCAGTCGGTGCCGTGATCGAACCGATTACCTCGGTGATCGCCGCAGGCTCCGAAATCGATCTGCCGGTGCTGTTGGAGGAAATCCATCTGGCACTGGACCACGGCCACATTCTGGACCTGCTGATCGACGGCAACGCGACGATGATCGAATACCACCACAAGATGCAGGAGCACGAGGGCAAGATGGTCGAGAACATCGGCTCGACTGCCAAGGGTATCGGCGCTGCCCGTGCCGAGCGAATCTGGCGCAAGGCGCGTCGTCTGCGCGACGTCCCGGCAGCGCTGGAACTGCTGAATGGTCTGCCCGGAGTCCGGGTTATGGATACGGTGACCTACCTGCACACGGCGCTGCAGAAGCCCAACGTCCACGTGATCATCGAGGGGACCCAGGGCTACGGCCTCGGGGTCCACACGGACGCCTACCCGCAGACCACCTCCTCGGACTGCCGCGCTATCGACTTCCTGGCCATGGCCGGGATCAGCCCGTGGCAGACCGGGATCGACACGCTGCAGGTATTCATCGCCGCTCGGGTTTACCCGATTCGGGTAGCGGGCAACTCCGGTCCGATGAATAACGAGACCTCTTGGGAGGCCCTGGGCCTGCCGGAGGAGCGGACCACCGTAACCCAGAAGGTACGCCGGGTGGGGGACTGGGACGGACAGCTCGTCGCTGACGCGTTCCGGGCCAACGGAGGAGTCCGGATCGGGGAAGACAATCTGGAGGCCCTGCTGTGGGAAGCGGTACAGGGAGGCCCGTCCGTGGTCGTCGCGCTGACCATGCTGGATCAGGTTATCCCGGAGATTGAGGGTCTGTCCTCGTTCGACGACTGCAAGCCGGAGACTCTGCAGAAGGTCGAGGAGTGGATCGACCGCGTTTACCGCGATACAGGTGCTCAGGTCAAGATGATCGCGACCTCGCCCAAGACTGTCGTCCTGATCGGCGCGTAGTGGGAGGGAACATCATGGATTCGATGCATAACCTGAACTGCGCCTCGTTGATCCCGGCTCCGGCTCCGGGCGAACCTCGGCTGGCCTGCACCTGCAAGAAGCCGAAGCCGGTAGAGTACGTGATCAACCACGCACTGAACTGCGCTAGCCTGATCCCCACCCACCTTTATGATCCTGAGGAGAGCAACCCTTGCTCCTGTGGAGCCGAGGAGCACGAACAGCGAGCGCAGGAGCTGAACAAGCGTGGAATTCCGCTGGAGCAGGTGGGCGAGCTGGAGGAGACCGAGCAAGGCCTGTCCGGGCTGTTCAAGCTGCATGGGGTCGAGCTGAGCGCAGAAGCCCTGGCCTCGGTGAAAGCCAATATGGACCGCGAGAAGATCCTTACAATGTCGGCGGGGGAGGTCCGGTCGGTCTCGTCCACCGGGGCCGAGAAAGGCGTCAAGGAAGCCCGCTTTGACCTACTCCCGGTGGGACCGCTGACCGAGCTGGCCGTCCACTTCGGCAGGGGTGCGCAGAAGTATGAACCGCACAACTACCGCAAGGGCTACGAATACAGCAAGGGCTATGCCGCGCTGCAGCGGCATGCCAACGCTTGGTGGGCTGGCGAGGACCTCGACCCGGAGATGCAGACCTCCCATTTGGCGGCTGTGGCGTTCCACGCTCTGGCACTGCTGGAATTCTCCACGACCCACCCCGAGATGGACGACCGATACCGGGTGGAGGAGGTCTGATGGGGAAGCCCAGCAAGGCAGCTCAGGCCGCGTACATTAAGCGGATCGACGCGCTCAAGAACCGACTGCTCGACCTCTGCGCCGAGGAGGAACGCGGCCTCAGCGTGGACTCGGAGTTCCAGCGGGTGCGCCGGTACCACCATGAGGACGGAATCCCGATGATCGAAGCCTACGAAAAAGTTATTGACGAAATCACGAAAGGACCGGTCCGACTGTGACCAAGACACTATACCTCGCCTACCCGATCGACTTCTCAGGTGGACACTCCGTAACAGCCCAGATCGCGGAGACCGTCGCGTGGGCCAAGAAAGCCGTCCTCTCGGAGTCCGGAGTACTTGCGTATGATCCAGGTGCCGCGTGGACCGTCGGAGGCCGGAGGAAGGTCACTCCGGAGCTGCAGAAGATCAATCAGGCCGCGATCCAGCAGTCCGATGCGATGCTGGCCTACGCTCCAGCTAGGGTAAAGTCCTGGGGTGTACCAGCTGAGGTCGAGCGGGCAGCGCTCCGAGGAATGAACGTGGCTATCGTGACGGACGGTGAACCCTCGTGGGCCATGCCGGTCGGAGCCAATATCGCCGTGTTCCAGACCCTGAGTGGCTGGCAAAACGCGACGGTTGAGGCGCTGAGCTGGCTGGCCGACCAGAAGCTGCCCAGCTTCGCCAAGGGCAACCCGACCCGCGAGCGCAAGACCCTGCAGTTCGCTCCCGTGGATGGAGCCGAGGTCCAGTTGCCTACCCGCGCATACACCGACGACGCCGGGTTGGACCTGTTCGTGACCGAGGATACTTGGGTCCCGGCCAATGGGTTCGTGGATATTCGGTCCCACATCAAGGTCCAGTTGCCTGACTGGAGCTGGGGTTTCCTCGTGGGCCGGTCCTCGACCCTGCGCAAGAAGGGGCTGCTCGTGAACCCTGGGATCATCGACGCGGGCTACCGGGGCGAGCTGTTCTCGGGAGTCCAGAACATGACCTCCAAGCCGGTGCACGTGGAGGCCGGGGAGCGGATCGCTCAGCTAATCATCATCGGCAACGGTACCCGGCAGATCGAGCCGGTGCTGGTGCCGGAGCTGAACTCCCATGCCCGAGGCAAGAACGGGTTCGGTTCGTCCGGTAAGTAGATACAGCGAGACCCCCGACCCTGAGTGGGCCGGGGGTCTCGTGCTATTCGCTTAGTCCCATTCGTACATTATGGCCTCTTCGACCGTCTCGACCGAGACCAGGGTCTCGCCGGGGGCCGCGTGCCGCTTGTGCTCCGAGAGCCAAAGCTCCGTGCCGTCCTGCTGGGACTGGACCTTGAACCAGACCCGGCCCGACCGGACGTTGACGAAAACCTCGCCGGTCGTGAGCGGCGGCTCCTGGCCCTCGGCCTCGTGGATGCGCTCCAGCTCGGCTCCGATTGCGTTGAGCTGCTCTACGAGCTGGGCGGCTGCGGGATTGATCATTAGTGGCTCCTTCGGTTGTGAGGGGCTGTCTGCCCCTCTAAATTCAATTAAACCATATCCTTGCCCTCGTGTCAAACCGGGGTACAGGTTGGCCCCGGACTGTCCGTCCGGGGCCTCGCTGTTAGTCGCCCATCTTGTCCATGTCCCGCTTCCTCGGGGTGCTGTAGCAGATCGTCCGGACCAGTGCGACCGAGACTCCCCACTCCGAGGCGATCAGGCTGGTCGGCACGCCGTCCGCGAACTCCTCGCGAATCTTGGCCATTGCCGAGTCCTGCAGCTTCCGGCGACGGCCAACACTGTCGTAGAAGTATTCGGCCTTGTAGGTCGCGGGCTTCTGGGTCTTGCGCTTGTTCAAGGTTGGCTCCTTATCTGAACTGGACCGGTCGTTCCGGCCCATATTTCTATTAAATCACATCTTTGTCACTCAGTCAAACCGGACACACAGCGAACCCCCGGCTTGTTACGCCGGGGGTCCTGGGTGTTACGCCTCGTATGCGATCCATTCGCCGGAGCCGTCGCGCTTGGCGTTGCGCTCGGTCTTGCCGAAGTGGTTCTGGCGTGCCGGGTATTCCCAGCGTCCGACCTTCACGGGGGCGATTTCCTTGTAGACGGGGGCCTCGTCCTCGAACATCGGCTCCGGGACCTCCGTTGCCGTCTCCTCGGCGTGCGCGGCTTCCTCTGCGGCGACGACCGCTGCCAGCCCCGTCGTGGTCTCCGTGGCGGCTTCCGTGGCCTTCTTAGTGGTTCGGGTGGCGGGCTTGCGCTCTGCCTTCTTTGCTGCCTTCTCCACCAGACGAGCGGCCATCATGCGGGCCTTGTGCTTGAGGTTGGCGGAGGGCAGGGCCTCCAGCTTCTCGTCGTTGCCAGCGTCGTTGTAGTCCGCTGCCATTGCACGGGCGACGTTGCCAGCGTGGCGGGCATCGTGTCCCGGCTTGTACATCGTCTTGCTGGAGGAAGTGGCCTCGCCGCAACCGCAGTTGCAGTGGCGGGTCGTGGTGGCCTTGGCGGTGGTCTGGGTCTCGGTCATTTTGGCTCCTTCGGTGACGGGACCGGTATTTCCGGCCTCATATTTCTATTAAAACATATCCTTGACTGTGCGTCAAGTTGGTGGGGCCGGAGGGTGTCGAACCCTTGCGACTGGCCATATCCAGCCGGTCCCAGTGGGGGTCCCGGAGGACCCCCGGAGGGGCTACTTGCTGACTGCCTTCACGAACTTCGCGAAGAGGCGGGTGGAGAGCTGGGCGGTTTCCTTGGGCTGCTTGCCCGTGGTCTTGGCTTCCATCACGAGGCGGGAGACGTGCTTGGCGTCGTGGCCGGGACGGTAGGTGGCCTTCTTGCCGTTGACCTGAGTTCCGCAGCCGCACTTGCACTGGCCACCCTGGGCTTCCTGAGCGGTCGGGGCCTTGCGGGTCGTGGGGGCTGCAGCCTCCTCGACGATTTCGAGCTTCTGGTCGTCCTTGAATGCGAGAGCGGCCTTGGCACCCTTGGCCGTGAGGGACAACCACTCCTCGCCGTCCTCGTCCTTATCGGACTTGATGAACATTCCGTCCTTAACCAACTTGGTGATTGCCCGAGCGTTGAGGGTGGTCGAGTTCGGCATTTCGTCCCGCATTGCCGAGTACCAGATGCCGGAATCCTCGGTGATCCCCTCGTCGAAGTAGGAGAACTTCTGGTTGCCGAGGTCGATCAGGGCGTTGATTGCGGCCTTTTCGGTGTTGCTGAGGGTCTGGGTCTTTGCCATTTTCGGCTCCTTCGATCTTGTGGGGTTCCGGGTGAACCTCTAAGAACTACTTTACCAGAACCTTGCCCTCGAGTCAAGTTATCCCTAGGGCAAGGTTCTGATGTTACTTTGTGTTACGGACACGCTCGGCCTTGGGAGCCTCGAATGGCTGGACCCGCAGTTCCACGAGGCGGTCCCGCAGGCGACCCCTGCCATAGTTGACGATTGCGTTATAGAGGCGGTCCTGCAGAGCCGCCGAGGGGAGCAGGATGAACGCGTCCGAGACCTGGGTTTGAAAGTCCTTGATCTTGGTCTTGCCGTGCTCCACTCCATCGATACCGTTTAGGATTTCGATCAGAAGGTGTGAGATGTGCTTGCTGTCGTGTCCCGGTCGGTACACGCTCCGGTAGCTGGCGGTGGCTTCCCCACAACCGCAGCGGCAAAGCGTGGAAATCGGACCGGTGGTCGGTGCTGGAAAATCAACCATTGGAATGGCTCCTTATTCGATGTGAGACCGAACTGAGTGATAACCCCTGCCCCTCTATTGTAAGACCGGATTTGCCAGTCTGTCAAGATATGTGAGTAGAGGCCAGCTAGACAGGTAGTCAAATATGGTGGTAGAGTAGTCTCTAGACCCAGCCGGGGTGGCTCCTTACGGCTCGGGTCCTAGGAGGCCCGGAGGAGATAGCTGGTCGAAAGACCCGCCAGGATTCGAATCCGGGCCTCTACTAGTACCAAGGGGCCGGATAGGGAGCCAATTAGCATGGTAGACAGAAACCCCAGGATCGATAAGCAGCCGCTCTGGGTACAGGATTACGTCAGGCGTCTAGAATACGAGCGGGACGTCGCCGTAACCGAGAACCAGCAGTTCCGTCGCGGACATTTCGGTGAGATTGGGTCCAACACCCGAGTCAAGAGGTTTGGTGAGGACCCGGTGTACCTGCCCCACCACGCCCAGATCGAACTCCAGACCGATCCCGAGGACGAGCACAGTATAATCCGTGTTAGGGTGACCCGAAAGGGTACGATCAATATAAACGGGCAAGGGCAGTTGATGATCCTGCCCAACGCAAGCAACGATATAGAGGTAACTCACCTTGATTAACCTCGACCGTATCTGCATCAACGAGTGTGAGGAGCACGCCCAGCCCGGACACCTGCTCTGCCAGACCTGCGGATTCAGGCTCTGGCAGGAGCTGCACTGGCTGGCCGACGTGTACGACCCACTCTTCCAAGCCCTGACCCGGAGGCTCAATGTCGAAGAAAAAGCGGAACAAGTCAAAGTCAAAGGAGCGAAAGACCCCATGGTTACGGGGCTTGACCTTAACGACGAAGCTGCTAGAGTCCGGCACGATATACGAGGTATCGCTTACGCGGGAAGGGGTTGGATCAATCTACTCTTCGCGGGTACCAGTCGAGGACCCGGACGTAAAGATGTGCCCTATGAACTGCGCTATCTTGCACGTAACCTAGACACCCTCGACCTCGACCCCGCAGGAGCCGACAAGATGCGGCACTGGGGAGCCAGGGTCGTTGCAGCAAGGCAGGCCGCAGAGAAGCTGGTCACCCCAGACCCGCTCATGTCCGCATACTTCTACCGGATCGAGAACCTCGCCTGCTCCATCAAATCCGGCGAAGAGGGGGATTCCACGGTGGAGTGTGGCGGTGCCCTCGGAGTGTGGATGGTGCAGGGCCGGATGGTGGAGAAAGACTTCACCTGCGCAATCAACCCCGGACACACAACCACACGGGACAAAGCGATCCTGGATGCGCACAAGCGCAAAACCCAGGCACTCGCCGGAATGAAACTCATACAAGCAATCCTAGGCAAAGGAGCCTCGAAATGACACTGCCACCAGACGAGTTCAACATCACCGACAGCCGGGTATTCAGTCCGTTCATTGATGCAGCCGTCCGCCGACAGGCCGAACGACGGGCCGCAATCGAGGACCAACTCTGCCAACGCGGGATCGAGATGGGCCACGGTGTTCTGATTGTGGAGTTCGACTGGGACCGGTCCGTAGGATGCGTCCACCCCGAGATACCCGACCGTGAACTGCACATATTCAAGTGGACCTACCATGAGGAAATCCTGCGCGGAATGCTCGGGGATTTGGTCGTGGACGCGATGGTACAGGCCGCATCAAAATGAAGCGATACGCGATAGCGGCCAGCCGATGGGCCTATGCCGGATGGTGTGGCAAGCAGGGGATCAAACAGGACCACGCGGTGTATGTGACGACCGCCGAGACCCTGGCCAGTCTGCAGCTCCACCCGGACCAGTTCATCTGGGTACCGGGCTGGGAGGCCAACTCCTTCAAGGACCGGATCGTGGCCGCATACAACGCAGCCACCGCAATCAGAAAGATCGCGGCATGAGCGGGGTCCGGTACCTGATCAAGTGCGAGGAATGCGGGGCCTGTGGTCTCCACGACCGCCCACTCGCAGATGGGGAGTTCTGGCTCTGCTCATTTCACCAAGCCAAATTAGAGAGGAAGTTAGCCAATGGAAGATAAGCGATACGAGCCGGAGACCCGGCCAGTCCTGCCCCACACGTTCGGCAGACCGAACCCGGCAGACCTCACGCGGGAGCAGAGGCGCGAACTCAAGAAGCTGACCAAGCAGAGGGGCCGACCCTACAAGGTCCAGGCTAAGGGTAGGCGGTAGTGCTGATACCGGAGGACAGAATCGGGTTCTGGGTACTGGCCCTGTTCGTGGTGGTCATGCTGGTGGTATGGGTCCACAACCACTGGCCCAATAGGTAGGGGTAAAGGACCTATGGTATAGGGTGGGGTTCGTTGGGTATACTACCCCTATGTGACGAACCTCACCCATGCCAATATATTGACACCCAGTATACTTGACAAATAGAATAATAGAGTTGGTTTCGTTTAATTGAACGGGACCAACAGTCGTGTTAGGGGTTGGGCACATGGCAGTAGACGAATGGGTGAACAACTCAGGCCGCAGGCGCAAGATCGCGAAAGAGCTGCTGCCCAAAGGCGTCGTGGTCCGTTGCTGGATCTGCAAGCAACCCGGTGCCAACCAACTCGACCACATCAAGCCAAGGTCCAAGTACCCCGAACTCGTGTGGGACCGGGCCAACATCGTGCCAGCGCACGACACATGCAACAATCAAAAAAGCGATGGGGAATCGGTACCGGGCCTAGGGGTCCACTCGGAGGTATGGTGATACGGGGTGGGATACTCCCGGTATAGGGGGCATTCGCGCCTCGACACCAGCCGAACTCGGACAGGGTAACCGTGATA